TGCTACTCAACCCAGCGTCGGCTACTGTGCCGGTTGAGAGGTTCGAGGCGTTGGAGGCGAAGGCTTGGAGCGATGCGCCGTTCGCGGTTATCTCGTCATCGACATATTGGGTTGTCGCATAGCCAGTCAGGTCAACAATGATCGAGATATTCCCACTACCCAACAACGATTGGCCGTTGATCGTCTTGAGTGCTGAAGCGACAGCAATGCCATCAGCGCCGGCGATGATCACTTGACTAGCCAGAGCGTCGATAGGATTCAGCGGGAAGGCGTGGAAAGTCTTCATCTAGTCAACCACTTGTAGAATTCAACTGGCGTTGGTGGCTCGATACCGATCGAGGCCGCTGCCATCGCTTCGATCTCGATCAACTGAACGTCTGAAAGGCTTCGGAACTCGGCGCTAGAGCCTGGATAGCAAGGCAAGTGAGTCGGGCCAACGTCTTTCACTCGCTCGAAGCTGTAAATGTTACGAATGATCATTCCGTCTGCCGATCGCTTTTCAAACTGCTGATCCTTGGCCGCGAATGTGAAGCTAGATCCAGTGACGTCTTTTCTCGCGATGCGAGCTGCAACGGTTTGATGGATCGGATCTTTCGAGTCAAACGGGATCGAGTAGTGCAGCCCTCGGGCTTCATCCTTCAGGAGGAGCGTGCCTGACGAACGCCGCCCGAGGAGCTGTGATTCGTCGTGATGATACAGCCCGAAGATCTCCGATCGGCCTTCCAGAATGTTCTTGAACGCTCCGGGGTGAACACGTTCGACGATCTTCTCGCTCAATCGATACTCGGTCTGAGGCGTTCCGTCATAGTAGACGGCAGCATAGCCCTCGATGTTCTTTCCTGCAGCGCCGTCTTTTAGGTCGACGCCGGCCAATGCGTTCGCTCTGCTTTCAAATTTCATTTCTTAGCACCTGCTGAAGTGATCATTTCGGCGGCTTTTAGTGCAGCCTCGGGAGTGTTCTTGGCCATCGCCGCCAGTTCCTCAGGCGAGAATGGACGCTCGCCAAACCACTTGGCTACGGTGTTGTTGCGAAGAAAGCCCCATTGCAGCCCAAGCATGCCGATCTTCGCTTTGGTCTCTGGGTCGGCCCATTGAAGCTGATCGATTTCGTAATCGATTCGAAGGCCTGCTCGCTGCTCACTAGGCAAAAGTAGCTTGCGGTGCATTTGCGATCGGCCTTGAATGAGCCAGTGACTCAAGCAGCTATCAAGGTACTGCCGATTGTCGGCAAACAAGCTGTTGTAGCTCGTTGTGTCTTTCAAGCCGAGCTTGCTGGGCGGAATGTTGTAGCATCGAGCAACCTGGCGAGCCGTCGACTCATCGAGCTCAACGGCTGTGGCGTCGCGCAGGCTGGTAGTCGTGGCTTGCCATCGGAATCCATCCTTGAGAACAAGCGACTTGAACCACTTCGATCGATCTGCTCGCTTCGATTCGACTTGCTTCTCAACGTTGTCGATCGCTGTAGCACTGGCTCCGGGAGGAATCATTAAGATCCCGCCTTGTTGCGTTCCACCTTCGAAGTAGCTCGCAGTGAAGTCTTGAGCGTTGATAGCCTGCTTGAAGGTCTCTCGATACAGATTCACTGGTGCGCAAGCGTGAAGCTTGTTGAGGTTCATGAACTCAAGGTAGAGAACGTCTTCGCCTGGCAGATATTCCATTTGAGGTTTGCCGGCATCGTCGCGGAACTCAGTGGCAAAGTACTGCTTGCCTTGATACTTGATCTCAGTCGTTCGATCTGGAAGCAACGGAACAAGCGAATAAGGATCTGGGCCGATTCGATCAATCCAGATCGCCGACTTACCCCAAAGCAGACAGTGAAAAAACCAGTCCCAAAACATGTCGTAGGTCGTATCGATTCCGTTGGGCCGACCCCAAAGGCTGATCAGAGATAGAATCGGATGATTCGGAACAACTTCGACGCCATCGGGAATGACTTTGACCACTTGAAGCGGGATCTTCGCACAGTCGCCCGAGATCATTTGCAGGGCTTGAGAAACTGGCGGATAACCAGCAACGCGCCGAGTTGTTACGCCCTCGGTCTCGGTTAGATCGAACGTGTCGGTCGACGCGTAGTCATTCCTGATGCCCGTCACAGCCCTGGGCTCTGATAAAGCAGATTGAAGGGCTTTGAAGAGGGACATTTCTTGGGCTCCAAGGGTGATCAGGTGTGATCTACTCTATAGAACCCGTCTCTTATGTCGCTTTTTTGGTCGAGAGACCATTGGCTGCGATTAGAAGGCCTGCAATCACCATCGCCAAAGGAACCGACCAGAGAGCTAGGCCGACCACCGCCACAACCAGGCCGATCGCAAATTGACTAGACCCATTGGAAAGGATTGTCTGAAATCGGCTGATGATCTGGCGAGAGTGCTCTTTGGAGGGCAATGATCGTCGCAACCAGAGCGTCAATCCGCTTGTTGCTCTTCTTCTTGCAGGGTCGAACATTGTTGTTGCTATCGCTAATAACTTTCGCATTTCCAACCATCCATTTCATACAGGGATTACCATCGTGCCTGATTCTTCCATCGGTCAACGCTCGCTCGAACTCGGCTGAAGGGTAGCCGAGATAGGCCATCGTCTGAGGAACGGCCGTTGCCTGAATTCCTTTGGCCCTGAGGTGCTTTGCAAGGCCAGCCGCGTTGTAAGAATCGTAGCCGACTTCGGCAAATCTCCAACGCTCGTTGGCTTGTTCAATGTGGCCAGCAATTAACTCTTGGTCAATCTCATCGCCGTCGGTCGCGATTACCCAACCGGCCTCGATCCATGCGCTGAGCGGGATCTTGTCTTGCTCTTCTTTGAACTTCACTTGGCTCTGAGGAATGTAGATCTTGGGCAGGAGATCGAATCCTCCATCGTCATGATGAAAGAGCATCAGGAACGCCGCGAAATCCCGCGTCCTAGCCAGGTCGACGCCTCCGAACAAAGTACCGTAAACACTGTTCTCATCGCATAGCTCAAGCTCTTTCCAAGCGTCGGTCGACAGCCATGCCGTTCCGCCTTGGGTCCAAATGTTGAGCCGATACCGCTTGATCGCTGCGATCCGCTCGGCATTACCTCGAGCGCTGTGAATGTCGGCCAGAATGTTCCGCTCTGGCAGTGTGAAGCCGTAGCTTGGGTTCGCTTTCCGCCAGCTTTCGAGATCGTCCCACTTGTCGTCAGCTCCGGCTTCGTAGATCACAGCCAGGTGATCGGTGCTTGGATCGTCTCCATCGATAATTCGCTTGGCTCGCTCGTACTCTGAATAACAAAGCGAGGTCATATCATCGCCCGCGGTTGTGATCATCGCCAAGAGCGGATTGAGCTTTGTAGCGCCGGCGTAGAGTAGCGAATCGAACAACTTGCGATCGGTCCAAGCGTGAAGCTCGTCGAGAATCAAGCAACTAGCGTTCTTTCCTTCGCTCGCAGCCGCCGACTTAGTTAGGCAAGCCAACTGAGAGTTTCGAGCCTTCCAATTGAGCCGATAAGTCGATCTTAGAACTTTGATGTATTGAATCAGCTCGGGCGAGTTCTCGACCATGAAGGCCGCTTCGTCGTAGAGTTCGCCGGCCTGCCCTTCACTGACAGCAACAACGTAGATTCTCGAGCCTCGAACGAAGATCATTTCCGTTAGGCCGATACCGGCGAGAAGCTGAGTCTTGCCATTCTTCTTTGGCACAAAGACAAACATCGATCGGAATCGACGAAAGGCGTCTGCAGTGTACCAGCCGTAGAGAGGCTCGATAATCTGCTCGCGCTGCCAATCGAGAAGCAAAAACGGTTGCTTATAGAACGGGTCTTTAGAGTGCTTGAACCGCTTGGCGAACAGGTTCTCGATAGCGATCGGCTTTTCCAGATCGAAACGACAGCCTTCAGCTACCGCGATCTCATCTTGCATTGTGCGGATCTTCGACGCCCATCCCTCATCGTAAGCCATCCGCATTTGTTGAACGGTTGGGATTCTAGAGGGAAACTTGACATTGCAGCGAAAGGCTTTCTTGTCATAGGCGAAGTCAACCACAAACGGCCCTCAAGATTGGGTCATTAACTTCTTCTTCATTACTCGAATCGCCACCGAGGCCGAAGTATCCAGACAAGCCAGCTCGATAGGTCGGTCCGATACCGAGAACTCGGGACCATCGATTAACGTCACTGCTCAGCTCGCGACAGCGTTTAACGTGACGGTCACTCGCCTCGCCTTCATGCTCTGCAGCGTAGAGATCACGCCGCTTGATCGATTGAATCCACTGAGAGTAAGAATCGGCATACTGCTCGATCGCGTGAATGTCGGCATCCGTCAACCGTCCGGCGTTGAAGAGTAGAGTAGCCGTATCGGTGAAGATCGCCGCAGCCAGGTCATCGAGATAAGTAGCTGGCTCGGGAATGCCGACAAGTCGCTCATGTGAGTCGGTAGGCTGTTCGCTGGATCGATGGCCAGTGTTGCCTTCGAACTCCTTCAGCTCATCGCTCTTTGCCTTCGGTCCTCTACGTCCCATTTTGCTTGCCCTGATTGGCCTTTCGAGTGTTGCATGGAATGCACGCGGGTTGCCAATTGCCTACGTCCCAAAATAGATCCTGATCTCCGTTGTGATCTCTGATGTGGTCGACGCATTCGCTCAATCGGTTCTTGCAGATCTTGCAAATTCGATTCTCAGGCCTGGCTAAGAATGCAAGGCTTGCAGTTCTCCATCGGCGATCATAGCCGCGTTGGTGCGCTGTGGCTCTATTTTGATCGGGCTTGGGTCTGCATCGTGGACACTTGCCGTCGACCTTCTTTCCACCGCAGCGACTACAAAGGCTCATGGTCAACTTTCCTCGGTCGCTTCTTCCTTGATCGAGTGTGCCGATTAATCCACTCCCTAGCGGCGGCTGGAGTGCCAGCAGCTCTCCAAAGCTTCGATTGTCCATTGCTAGTTAGATGCCACTTGTTGCACGATCTACAGAAGTAAGACTCTTGACCCTTGTTGTGTGCCTTAGCTTCTTTCTCGCTATCAAAGCAGTGCTTGTTGCAAGGTCGATTCATTTATCGAGTTCCTTACTCATCGCGCAAAGAACGCACTTGTAAGTATTAACCTTCGCTCCGCAGCTCGGGCATCGCCAAGATCTCGCGCAGCCTTCAAGCGTGGCAGCTTCGAGCATGCGAGTACGTCGAACGGTGTCTTTCGAGCAACCAACTTGCTCGGCAATCGATCGCAAGCTCTGCTTAGTTGCGACAAGCCGAATCAACTTGTTCCGTTGGCGATCGGTGATCACCTTTCGCCTGCGCGTTCCGTGGGCTCGGCCCATCTGAAACACTTTGTAGACACTCAAGCCGGTTCGCTCGGCGATCTGATGATACGTGTATCCTTGCATAGCCAATTCCGTTACTTCGTGAGACTCCATCGACAGTCCTCCGTTGCCGCTTCAATTATCGCAGCCAATGCACGATTAGCAATGAAGCTAAAGACGCTCAGGAGTGGTTAGAAGTTATCACTGGCGATACGGAAATCGCTTGTTCCACCGTTCTTGGCGACCAGTGCAGCCTTCACATGGCTCGATGCCAACGGCAGTTGTGATCGCTGCGATAGTGTCACCGAATCCTCTCGATCGAGGATCTTTGAGAGTCGGCGGCCGCTCGGCACTGCAGTCCGCACAATGAATCGTGCTGCCAGGCTGCCACTTTCCGCACGCGTGACACTTCCAAGGGCTAATGAAGAGCAGCATTCTACACCGCTGTCTGAACGCTGATAGTTGCACCGAGAGTCAGGCCCAGCTCGTCGATCGCTGGTGATGGAGTCCACAACTCGAATGATCGCTTCGATCCGTAGACAGGATCGTTTGTCGCAATCGTGTAGTTCGACTCTGAGTAGATTTGATAGTACCGGTGAGCCGCCGAGCACCAAGGCGGGAAAGTACCTGGAGCCCCAGGAACGCTATAGGCAGTTCGGTACGCAATCAAGTATCTCGATGTTCGAATCGGAGGCCCACCAACTTCAACAGCAGATCCTAGAGTCGCACTTGGATCAAGACTCGTCCAGTTCGATCCAACTTCGCCCGGTAAAGTGCTTTGCTTCGGCTGTGTGCTGCAAGGGGTTGTATTGCCAAGATAGAACTGGCCTGCAAAGAGCGAAGCGCTTGCGAACACTCGCACATTCAGGAACCCAACGTTGGTTGCAGCACTGTAACCGATCGTCACCGATCCACCGGCAACGTAGGGATAGTCCCAAACATTGAGCGAGGTTCCTACTCGATAGAAGTTGCTGAAGCCGATCACACAGCCGCCGCTAGTCCAGATCGGCCACATTCCCCAACATTCATTGATCGGGTTGTTCTGCGTCCAAATTCCCGTTTGATAGTCGGCGTAGCTCGAAGCGCCGTAGGTACAAGTGAAATCAGGGTGATCAAATCGAGGTATTGAAACAGTAACCTCGCTCGGATTCGACTTCATCGGCCTATTGCACGTTCCGATTCCGCATAACGAAGGAGCACTTCCACCGAACGATTGGCAAGTCAATCCGATTCCTTGAGGCCGCCAAAACTGACCAGCCAGTCGGCAAGCGTCCGTGACAGGTACTCGAATGTCACAGCCGCAACCACAGCCGGGATTGAGATTGCCAAGGCCCATTGAACTAGCTCACTACTGGTAAAGCAGCCGCGTCGAATTTTGATCGATTGCCATCACCGCCGACAACAAGCGAATGACCGGCAGCGATCGTGAACGGAATCCGCGGTTGAACGATGTTCCCGTAGGCCTTCGTCGATCGAAGTCGAATGCTTCCAGTTATCGAGCCCGACGAGTTGTTGGTGAGCGTTAGCAATGCGATCGCCTGAGGAACTGCGATCTCTGAACGCATGAACTCGGTTTCAGTGGTGCTGGTGATCTGCTTGATCGTCTGCTCAACATCGACCACAGCGCCGCCGCTGATCTGCTTGACATCGGCAACAACCAAGATACCTGGAGAAGCTGGAGCTGAGCCGCAAAGCACTGTATAGGAAACTCCATCGTAGACGTAGCCGCCGCCAGTGTGCGCGTTGGTGTGAACGCTACCATCTAGCGTGAACTCGTTGCTGCCCGTCGAGGTGATCGTCCAATAGCCGTTGGCCTCAACCGTTCCATTTACTCCGGCGATGATTACCTTATCGCCATTGCTCAAATTGTGGACGCCGTTGGTTGTGATCTTGATCAACGTAGAACTGGCTGTGATCGATAGAATCTGGATTCGCTGAATTAGTGTGCCTGCAAACATTTCTTGAATGCTCCTTCGTGTGTTCTTTGTGATGAATTGCATTTCGCCGACTGGCGGAAGTACCCCTGGCATCGATCAAACTCCCAGTATGTAACCGAGTGAAAATGACTTTGAATTGCCTTCATTGATCGGATCAGGGCTAGGCACTGGGACGGGATTATCTGGATTGGTATTGATTCCGCCGCCAGTTGATCCCGCTGTACAGTCTTCGACGATCACTTGCCATCGGCCCGAGGTGTCATTGAGTGCAATCGTCATCATCTTGCCGGTAGTGCCGACCGCTGATCCAACTTGATTCTCAACGATGATCGTCTCGGTGCCTGGCGTGAATATTCCGGGGGAGTTTTCAACCGCTAGTTTGCAAAGCGCTGTGCCTGGCTTAGTTGCCTTAGTAGTCGCGTTGAATGTGGCCGCAGGAATGCCGGTTGATGGAGGATAGGCGTATTGAACGCCACCGCTCGAAGATGCTTCGTTTGTCTCGCGCCGGCGTTTAGGCGGCTGATACTTCGGATTCGCCAAGAACTTCGAAAGCTTCTTGACGCTTTGATCACTTAGCTGGTAACTACGCGTCATGTTGCCAGATCCTTGATCAAGTCGACCGTAGCAAATGCGACTTCTTCATAGTCTGACCAAGTTGAATAGATTTCGTCGTTAACATTGGCAGCCAAATCGCCGTCTCCAGCGAGTCTCTGAGGCGTGTAGACGACGCGGGCCGTATCGTCTTGAATTGGCTTTCTCGCAACTTTAGCGAGCTCGACGTTGTTAGCCGATGTTGATGTGTTGACGTACTTTCCTTGATCGAGCTGCTCGATGTAGAACCCGTTTGGATCGTGGACGATTTCAACGGAGATCTCTACAAGATTGCTTCCATTCCATCGCGTGCTCGATAGCTCTACAGAATCGATCAGCGCGGTGTGAGCCTTCAAAAGAAAATCTCTCCCGGCTTTCTTGATCGTGAAGTCGGCAGAATTTAGCTTGCCTTCGGCATTCTTGAGCGTTAGAGGAAGCGTTGTTCGAATCCAGCGAAAGTTCCAAACGTATTTGGTCCTTCGAAGCGGAGGAGGGTTTCGAAACGCTTCTCCATTTGAAGCCTGAAAAAGCTTTCGAACAGTTGGAGAAGCCGAAAGCGTTGTATGAATATCCCCCGAGTAACCCCCTTTGTAGAACAGCTTTGCCTGATCGAGTTCCTCAAAAACAACGTGCCCTCTTCTAGACCAAGTGTGCTCCCAATTGTCTGGAGACTGAACCGCTGGAGTTCCTGTAAGATCTACGCCCGGCATCGGTTGATTGACTGGCTCGGGCGGCTCGCTGGTCTCGATCTCCTTCCAGTTGACAGTTACCTTGAAGATCTTCGATGTCTTCTCGCTGGCAACTGCAGCCTGAATGCTATCGCAGATCAGCCAACCGCCAGAGAGTTGCTTAAGAGTAACTTTTGGAACCGGATTTGGACTGCCACCGCTGGGCGTGTAGGCAACGAACAGTTCCCAGGCCTTCTCTTTACTACATCGCTCACTGACTACGATCAGATACTCATCGGCATCTGTCGCCGTGTTAGCCGTGGCGTTGATCGATCCAGTTCTCAGAAGCCGTTGACGTACAATTGTTGCTGTCATCAGATATTCGCCGTTCTCACAACTGGTTTGTTATTATTCACAGCGGCAATCACGCCATCGAGCTTTGTTGCCACGTTATCGAGCTTTGCAGCAAGCACCGTTTTCATTTCATCAACCGGCTTGGTGCTTTTCTGCTCTTCGATCTTTCGTTTAAGTCGATCAACCTCCGATTCAACTTGGCTGCCGACCTTCGCATCGAATGCTCGCTTGTCGAGGATCTCCCGAGCTTCTTTGGAACCCCGAGTCGCAAACTTTGGTCGACTCGATTCGATCTGCTGTTGATTGAACTTCTCAAGTTCCTCATAGGCAGCTCGAACGCCTCGGCGAAAGAACTCGAAGTCCAAACCGCCCTTGATAACCGCTTGCGAAAGCTCTTCAAGCTTCGCTTTGTACTTCTCATCGGGAGTTGCCAAGGTGGTTTTGATCCCGTTGGCCTTGTCTTGGAACTCCTTCAGGCTCGCAGCTCCATCGGCAGAGCGTTTTTCCACTTCCTTGAAGCCTTGCGCGACCGCTTGCGAGGCCTTCGCCGATTGTTCCTGAGTCGCTGATAGGCTCTCGAACATCTTGTCGACGCCATAGACAGCTACCCCGGCAGCCGCCAAGCCGACCGCAAGCGTTGCCCATCCTTTCGGACCTGCTAAGGCTTGCATCACTGTCTGAGCAGTGGCAATCGCTCTGATCGTCGCGACAACTTGCGTACCAAGTGCGATCACCTTTGGCAGAATGGTTACGGCAGCCGCGAAGCCAGCCGAGAATGCTGCGATCTTGACTGTGGTTTCAACCGTCGATGCGTCTAGACCTCGCATCCATTCGACGATCTTTGAAAGAACCTGGACAGCTTCGTTTGCTGCAGGAACTAACGCTTCACCGACCGATTGACTCAACAGCGTGAAGTTATCCTTCAGCGTCGAGATCTGGCCGTTGAGAGTCTTAGATCTCTCCTCCATCGCTGAAGCGAATTTACCTCCTTCACCTCCAAGAGCTTCGAGAACTGCTTGAAGATCTGCGAAGTTGATCTTGCCCTCGCTTGCCATCTTTCGAACTTCGGCCCCAGTCACACCGAATCGTTTAGCGAGCATGTCGAGAACTGGAATTGCTCGATCGCTGAACTGATTCAGATCCTCAGTGAATAGCAGATTCGTCGAACGCGCTCGGCCAACTAGCTTGGCAAGTTCGGTGAAGTCGGCTCCCGATACAGCCGCGACATTACCCAGAATCGTGAGCTGATTCTTTAGTTCATCGACTGAGAAGCCATAGGTTAGAAGCTGTTGAGCCGCTGGCTTAACGTCTTGAGTGAACTCAAATGGCGTCGACGCGCTGAAGGCCTGAAGATCTGCCAGAACTTTCTTGGCCGTCTCCATCGAGCCAGTGAGTGACTTGAAGGTTAGCTCGGCGTCTTGAGCATCGGCAGCGAGCTTAACAGCGAAACCTAGTCCGCCTGAAGGAACTGCGACCGCTGCGATCGCTGCCAACTTGCCTTGAATCGATGAAGTGAAGCCAGAAATATCGCCTTGGGCCTTTCCGAGTGCAGCGCTAAGCCCATTGGCGTTCCCGGTGATCTTTAGATTGAGTGGTTCAAGCTCTTGGGCCATCGATTTCCCTCTCTCGGGCGTCGCTTTCGAGCAACGCTATGAT